CATCGACGAGGCGAAGACGGCCGTCCGGATCGCTTGTATCCGCGGGCTGGAGCGGGGCGCGGAGGCCGACAGCACCGCCTCTTGCATGGCTCTCCTGAAGAGTATCGAGCCCGAGGTTTACGACGAGATACTCCGCCGCGACGAGGCGAAGCGGAAGTTCGAGCGGGAGATGGCGGAACGGCGGCATCAGTACGAGATGGAGATGCTCGACCGGAAGCACCAGCAGGCGATCGAGCTCGCCAAGCTCCGGGCGAGCCTCGGGCTTCCGCCGGAGGAGATGACTCGTCCGCTCCCGCCGATCGTGTTTGTGGAAGACGAGCCGGGAGCGCCGCCGCCTCAATATGTTGGAAAGCGAGTCGAGTAATTCTTTTCGCGTGTTCGCCGGGCAGCGGCGGCTCATCGAAGACACGACCAAGAGCGAACACGCGTATATCGCCGGGCTCGGCGGAGGCAAGACGACCTGCGGTGTCCGTTGGGATTTTCGTCGCGTCTGCGACAACGAAGATTCGGCGGAATCAATCGTGGTCGCCCCAAACTACCGCCTACTGAAGAACCGCTGCCTCGCGGAATACGACCTCTTTCTTCAGCACATCGGCCTCAGAAAAGGCCGGAACGGCGACTACACGATCAATCAATCCTCATCGGACATGAAGATCGTGTTCGCCCGCGGACACACGATTCATTTTCTATCCGGGGCCGCTCCCGAGAACATCGTTTCGTACAACGCGAGTCACATCTGGATCGACGAACCGGCGATTATGTCCGAGCTTGTTGTCCAGAAGGTCATCGAGCGTCTACGGTGCCCCAAGGCTCGCTATCGGCAGATCCTCTTCACCGGCACCCCCGAGGGGTTGAACTGGTTCTTCGAGCGGTTTCACCCGAATAAGGTGCCGCGTATCGAGGGGACGAAGTTTAGCGAGTCCGATACCCGCCTCATCCTTCATGGGAGCACTTACGACAACAGGACGCTTCCCGAAGACTACTTTCGGAGGCTGGAAGAGCAGTATAGCTGGGACGAGAACCTCTACAAGAACTATGTCCTGGGAGAGTGGGTCGATCTCTCCCGAGATCGGTTCTATTACGCCTTCAGCGAGTCCAGACACGTCGGCGACTATCCGCCGGATTCGAGCGTCTTTCAGCTCTATCTCAGCTTCGACAACAACGTCGGGAAGTTCGCCTGGGCCGCCCTCCAGCCCCAGTTCAGTGGCGGGGTCGCAGTGGTCAAGGCGAATGCCGCGGATGCGAGCAATGCGCTTGTCGCCTGCGAGCAGGTTATCCGCGCCTTCCCCCCCGAGATTTGGGGGAACCACATCGTCACCGTCTATGGGGACGCGGTCTTGTATCAGCGATCGCGTGAAATTCACGGCACGACGTTCGACCTTATCCGTTCGCTTCTCAAGCCCTACTACCCCCGGCTCGAAGTGCGGGCGCGAAGGCAAAACCCGGCCATTCACGATCGGTCATTGTGTACTAATATGTTTTTTGGTCAGAATAGGCTCCATATCGACCGAAGACTCAGCGCGGTCATCCTTTCGGCGCGGGCAACCAAGCAGGCGAAGAACGGCGAGATCGAGAAGTCGAAGGACGACAACGTCACCCACCTGATGGAAGCGGTCGATCGCGTGCTCATGGCGCTCGACCCGCCGAAGATCAAACGTCAGTTCGCCGCATAGGGGTTCCTTGGAAACCGTCATCCTCAGAAACCATCCCGAGCTGGTCGCGAACTGCGAAATTTACAAGCTGATCGACGACTACGCCGACGGCTCGCCGGCCCGCGTCGCCGAGTACCTCATCAAATACGGCTTCGAGCACGACGAGATCGACGAGCGGGTGCTGAGGCACTATCGTTCCCGGATCGAGCGCCTCGACAACCATAACTTCGTCGAGCGGGCGCTCAAGCTCCACACCGGCCACATGGCCCAGCCGATCCGGCTCTCGGGCATCAACGAGAAGGGGCCGCTCGAGCAGATCAAGAAGGACGTGACGGGTCGGGGCGTCGACTACACACGAGCGGCGCGCAAGCGGCTCGCGCTGTTCTGCAAGGACGGGCGGAACGGCACGCTCGTCGACGGGCCGGCTTCTATCGCGGTGAACGAGAGGGGGGCTCGCTCCGCTGGCGAGCGCACCTATCAGATCATCTACAACGCGACCCAGATCCGGAATTGGGACTGGTTCACGAGCGGTCCGCGCATGGGGCAGCTCAGCGAGGTGATACTCGCGGAAACTCCGCTCGTCGACGCGCAAGGGAACGTCTTCGACCGGGTCCGCCGCTTCCGCCAGCCGGAGGATCCGGACGCGCCGTTTCTCTGGGATATCCTGGTCGCGGTCCGGGACGGGGACGCGAACCACTGGTTCGACAAGGAGCGCGAGTATCGGATCGTCGGCGGAACGCGCGAGGGCCGGCTGAGGGAGATTCCGTTCGTGCTCTGGGGCGACGGGCCGGGTGACGGGTTCGTGCGCGCGGTGGCCCGCGCGAACAGGATCCACATGAACATGATGAGCGTCCGGGACAACGTGCTCTACTACACCGGCTTCCAGAAGATCGCGATGACCGGCGTCGCGCCCGAGGAGATCGAGAAATGGGCCGAGGCGGCGATCCTCCTGCTCGGTAACGAGAACGCCCGGCTGCTCCAGATCGACCCCGTGAACCCTGAGGGGCTCACCGACCGCCAGTCGATGCTCGAGCGCTACATCGACCGGATCATCAAGTTCGAGTACAACCAGCTCGCGGACGACACCCGGCAGGTCCAGTCTTCGGATTCGAAGGCGAAGGACATGGTGGTCCGGAAGGTCATCTACAACGACACGCTGGACGACCTCACGAACGTCGAGCGCCGCATCTGGCGCTTCATGGCGATGATGGAGGGCGAATCCCCCGACGCGATCGACGTCACGATCGGGCGGGAGTTCGGCCTCGAAGACCCGGAGGAGGAGCGGCAAGACCTTCTCGCGGCGGAGACTTCGGCGAGCAATCTCGGCTGCGTCGAGTGGCAGCGGGAGATCGCGAAGATCCACGCGTCGAAGCTCCGCTATCTCCCGAGCGAGAAGGAGACGGCCGAGCAGGTTCGCGAGCGCGTCTACGCCGCGATCGACGCGGCCGACCCGACCGCATCCCGCGCGGGCGACCTGTTCGGCTCGCTCGGCGGGAACCTCTTCCAGTCCGCGCCCCCGGCCGCTGAGCAGTAATGGCCCCCCGTAAGCCGAAGATCCCGAAGAAGGAGCAGCTCCTCGCGCGCATCATCGCGATCGACTCCGAGCGGCGAGACGCGACGAAGGAGTTGGAGAAAGAGCTGAAGAAGCTCTATCGCGACTATTTCGCCCGGGTCCGCTCGCTCATCGCGACCGATCGGGAGCTTCGGCGGACGGACGCGATGCAGCTCCAGGCGGCGACCCGCATGATCGGCGAGCTCACCGGCATCCTCCGCGACTCGGGTTTCTCCGATGTCGTGCGGAACTACGGCACGCAGTTCGAGCCGCTCGCCCAGGTCGCGGCCTCATATTACGAGCCGTTCGGGCTCGACCCGTCGCTCGCCGGCGTCTCCCGCGAATCGCTCCAGGCGTACGTCCGGTTCAGCCAGGTCGAATTCGGCTATCAGGTGAACAAGGAGCTCGTCCGCCCGGTTCAGTCGGCGCTCATGCAGGCGAATTTCGGGAGCCTCTCCCGCGACCAGGTGATCGACCAGGTGGTGAAGCTCGACGAGCGGACGAACGTCGCGAAGGCGACGGGGTTCGTCGACGACTCCTTCGCGCAATTCCAGCGGACAGTCATCACGCAGAAGGGCGACAACCTCGACCTCGAAATTTACCAGTATCTCGGGCCGGACGATTCGATCACCTCGGACCAGTGCGAAGCGATGCTGCACGTCAATCGCCACGGCGTGCCGGGAATGCTCTACAAGGACGAGATCACGGTGAAGCTGCACCCCAAGCTCGCTCGCGACCCCCTCACCGGCGGGGGGCACATGCGCTGCCGGCACCAGTGGAGCCCGGTGACCGAGGAATACGCGGTGTCGCTCGGGTTCCGGCCGCGGGGCGGGGAGGAAGGCGAGGACGAAAATGGGTAGGTGCGGCTTCGCGTGCGTCGGTGGTATTTGAGAACGACATGGGCATTACGTTCAAATTCCCCCGCACGGCCTTCGACGCGGACGCGCTGAAGAAGCTCGACCTGCCGAAGTTCGTCCAGCAGGAGGGGATGAACATCCGGGTGCGGATCATCAGCGACACGACCCGGGGGGTCGCGGCCAATGGGGGCGGCCTGAAGCCCTACTCCGCGCCCTACAAGGACCAGATCGATGCCGGCCGGGTCGCGGGGAAAGCGCCGGGCAACCATACGCCGAACGTCACCGCGACGGGCACGCTGCTCCGCTCGCTCCAGGTAAAGGCCACGCCCGAGGGGGCGGAGATCGTCTTCGAGGGGACACACCCGCCGGCTCGGAAGGTGTCGAAGGCGGGTGCGAAAGCGAAGGTCTCCAAAGCCAAAAAGCAGTACTACGGACCTGGCGGCGCGAGTTTCGGTGGGCATGTGAAGGCGGCCCGAAAAGCCGAGTCCGGGCTGGTTCGAGGGGTTCGTCTCGCCAAGGCGGCGGGAGGGAGGAAGAAAAAGCGGGAGCGAGAGGCGGCTTTCCGCGCGGCCACCGGATGGAAGGGGAAGGTGTCGCTCCCCGCTTCCGGCAAGGCGAAGGGCGGCGGAGGTGGCGACGTGGCGAACGCGGTCATCGCCCAGGCCCAATACAAGATGGGACGGACCGGCTGGTTTGAAATCTCGAAGAAGGACAAGGAGGGCATCGTGAGCCGCCTCAAGGAGCGGATCGGGAAGGCCCTCAAAATCGTAGTTGCGCAAGACTAGGAGGACACGCATACTCATGGCTGACACTTCTACGCCGCCACCGTCTGCGCCGGAGGGCAAAGACGGCAATCAGGGCGGTGCGCCGGATGGCACCAAAGACAAAGAGCACGAGAACGACCTCGCCTACTGGAGACAGGAGGCGTTGGAGAACAGGAGTCGACGCGACTCTCTCGGCAAGCGGCTCCGCGCCATCGAAGATGAGCGGGACCAGCTCAAGCGGGAGCGCGAGGAGTTCAGCACGAAGCTGAGCTCGTTCGAGTCCAAGTTCTCCGAGATCGAGGAAGCGAAGCGGAAGGCCGAGGACGAGGCCGCGAAGCAGTCGGGCAACTGGGCACAGGTCAACGAGCGGCTTGAAAACCGCGTCAACGATCTGACGAAAGCCCTCGCCGACAAGGAAGCCGATTGGCTGTCCCGCGAGGCGGAATACAAGTCCAAGCTCGAAGCCTCGGAGCATCGGTTCTACGAGAACTTCGTGGAGAAGACCCTCCTCGAAGAGCTCGGGAAGCCGGGCATCAGCTCTCACGCGAAGACCTCGCTGATGTACCTGAAGAAGGCGCATCAGTTCGAGCCGGTCCAGGACGAAGACGGGATCTTCGTCGGCGTGAGGGCGAAGGGCTCGGAGAAATCGATTCAGGATCTCCACGACGAGCTGGTCAAGCAGCAGTCGCTCGAGTTTCTGAAGCCGAACGGTCGTCTCGAAGGGACCGGCGCGAAACCCCCGGAGGGGTCGTCGACGCCGGGAAAGGTAACGAAGCTCCCCCCGGAGTCGAAGAACTGGTCCTACGAGGATAGGGTCCGGTTCTACCGCGACAACCCGGACGCGAAGCCCGAGTAGGCGCCGCGGGGGCGTAGAAGGCGAGGAGACAGCAGGTGGCCGACGAGACCAAATTTTCGGACTTCGTGAACTACACGGCGTGGATCGACGCGGGGATTCTCGAAGTCCTCCGCACGACCAACGTCATGATGAATTTCATGTACGCGGTCAACTTGCCGAAGGGGTCGAACTCCAAGCAGCTCCGTAAGCGGAACGCGCAGACGGCGGCCGTCGTGGCCGAGGCCACACCGGCGACGAACGCGGTTTACAGCCACAGCGCGATGAGCACCCTGACCGCGAAGAAGATCATGGTGCTCAACGAAATCTCGGACGAGTCGATCCTCTTTGCGAATATGGAGAGCGATGAGGTTCGGACCGAGCAGGGCGCTTCGGTCTCCGAGAAGGTAGATGTCGACTCTACCGCGCTTTTCACCGGCTTCTCACAGACGGCCGGCACCAGCGGGCAAGCGCTCGACGCGGAGGTGTTGGAGGACGCGGCCTATCTCGTCAGCCTTTCGAACGCCCCGGGCGCGCCGGTGTTCGTTCTCGCGAACAAGCAGGTGCACGAGGTCAAGAAGGACATCATCACCTCGGGTTCGAGCATCTGGGCGAACCCGCTGGTGAACAACCTGCTCGACGGTCAGGTGCCCGCGGCGAACGGCTATCGCGGAACGTTCATGGGATATCAGATATTTCAGACGAACCACGTTCCGACCAGCGGTTCGGATCGCGTCGGGGCCTGCCTCATCCCGAACTACGCGCTCGCGATGGCGGTCGTGCGGACGCCGGTGACGGAGGTTGAGCGTGACAGCACGAAGCGGACCCGGAAGGTTTCGACGGACTTCTATTACGACGTGAAGGAGCGGCTGGACGCCGCGGGCGTCGGAATCGTTTCGAAAGCCGCCTAAGTGATTAACCAGGGCGGAACGCCGAATCCGGCGTTCCGCCCTGTCTATAAGGAAAGCCCTACGATGAGTGTTGATACCGTTATCGATCTGAGCGGCCGTCAATCGTTCTCCGAGTCGATTCTCCCGTTCATCTTTTGGGAGCGTCCCGTCCACCGGAGGGACGGTGTGATCGTCGAGAAGAAGCCGATGCTGCTCTTCGACAAATACGGCGGTCCGTATGTCTGGGTCGATCCCCTGACGATCAACTACTATCTGAAAAAAGGCTGGAAGATCGTCGATTACGGGAACTTCGATTTCCCCGAGAAGTATCTCGGCAAGCGGTCCGAGCACCTGGACGAGATCGCCTCGATCGTGACCGGCCAGAGCGAAAGCTATCAGAAGCTCGCCGAGCAGTCCGCGACCATCGAGGCCCAAGGCGAGGAAATCAAGCGGCTCCAGGCCGAGCTCGCGAAGAACGTCGGGTCGGCCAAGTCGGCGAAAGCGCCGGCGGGCGAGAAGCTGATGGAGGCGTGATGGGCGAGCGATCGAACCGGCGTCCGTCGCACGAGCAGAAAATGCGAGTCCTCGACGACCAGAAGCGCCGCTACAAGGAGCATCACGAGAAGCAGGGGCGGGAGGTTTCGTCCCGCGAGCTCGAGCGGCGCTTCAACGGCGAGAACGGCGTCGGCGCTCGCAACGATCGAAAGATGGGATGGTGAGCGCATAGCGAAGGCAAGCGAGGATGGCAGTCCACAAGGACATTCACACTTTCAAGGCGGGCATCGAGTCCGTGGTCAACGCGGACGTGGCGGCATCGCTCATCGGCGCGGTCGCCGAGAAGGATGGCCTCTCCTGCCGGATCGAGTTGTTCGGGCCAGTCTTCCGGCTCACGTTCACGCTCGACGGGATGGAGATCACGGTGACCGACGGGGCCGGCTCCGGCTCTCACGGCTCGCAGAAGCTCTTCGATTTCGTCCAGCAGGCGGTGTCGTTCCTCGGCTCGCGCCAGGACTACACGGCGTTCGCCGAGGGGACGGCGCTGACCACCGGGGCGGGAGACGCGGCCTTCGAGATCGGGGTCGGCACCACGGCCATTTCCGCCGCGGCGAACGGGACTCTCGGAGACGGGGCGCAGGAAAACGTCGGCCAGGCCGTCGCCGTCACCAACGCGAGTGGGACCGGGACGGGTACCGCTGTGGACGGACCGAAGGCGGCCGCCCTGAACGGGACGGGCACCGCGCTCGACCTCTACCTCAACTGGTCGGGAACCGCGGCCTCGATCGACGCGAACAGCACGATCGCCGTGACCGGCACGATCACCGTCGTAGGGGCGCTGCTCGGCGACGACTAGCGGAGTCTGATGGGAGACGTGCATCTCTACGGGAAGGACATCTCCTTCGACTACCACCCGCTTGCGGGCGACGAGGAGATCCGGCTCGACTCCCTCATCTCCGCCCGGCTCTACGGCCCGAACACGCCGCCGTCGGACGAGCAGCTCGAGGACGCGGGCGGCCTCAGCGCCGGCCACATCGGCGCTCGGGTGGCGGCCTGGGACTTCATCAACCCGGAGGGGACCGGCCCGGCCGGGTATCGTGTCACGTTTCCCGCGATCCCCGATCCGGCGGCCGGCAACGGCCGGACGGAATACGACCTGTTCTACGTCGCCCTGAATTACAGGGCGCAGCCCGGCGGCCCGGAACTGCGGGACGACGAGCAGATCGTCGTCTGGCGGCCGGACGGGCTCACGTTCAAGCTCCGGGTGAGCGCCGAGGACGTGTTCGGCCTCGAATCGAAGATCCGAAAGCTCCGCCCGATCACGTGGGTGGAGCACAAGATCGAGCTCGCCCGGGAGGAGCTGCT